TATAATCAATATCAATCAGCTGCTTAGGGTTTAGCTCCTCTTCAAGCTCCAATTCGCCGGCCTGTCTGGCTCCAATACTGCAGAAACCATCACCTCTCAACCTTTCGTATTCGCACATATCCTGCATTTTAGGCTGAGCATTTAATTCAGTCAGTTTATTTTCAATAGCTTCCTTAACCTTTTTGTCGGCTTCTATTGATATCCATTCCCTTGTCATATCCTCAGCTGGTATATCGACTATGTTCTGGAAGATACGATTGCTTTTATAAAGAGAAGTTATATCCTGATCAGAAAGTGGTGGTCCTTCATTTGGTCTCTGTTGAGTAAGTGGATCACCATTTGGCCCCAGTAATTTACCTTTGGAACTGTTAGGATTTTGAGAGTGCATGAAATCCTGTCTTAATACGTTATAAACTCCTTTTTCTGCCAAAGTGTATCACCTCCATTAACTTGAATAAGCTGAATAAATTCCTCCTTGCTGGTCAAGCATTTCAGCAAGCATTGTAATTCCATCAGGTGCATCATCATGTTTGACTTTGCCCGATTTATTGTATTTCTTAAGCTCTCTCATAAACTTGTCATAATCACTACCCGCTTCATAATCATCTCTAAAATAGAAATATTCTTTTACATATCCAGACTTCATTAATATTCTAGTATGTTTATTGCTAACAGTAGGCTCCCAATTGATAGTAGTTTTAGACTTTTTGAGGTCTTTTACTGTCATTGCAAAACCTTTACCGCCATTATTACTCTCAAATTTCGCTCTATCGGGCTGGTATTTATCAATAAACGCTGCAGTCAGAGGTTGAGTGACCTCTATCGGATCTTTAGTAAATAAAACGTCAGTAATAAATACTTTATCGCCAAAAATATAACCAATAGGGCAGCATAAACTGTCAGTACCTTCATCTGCTATATCTGCAGCCATCAATATACCTTCTGGCCGTTTATTCAGTTCATCCATCGAAAAGTAATTAAGAGATTGATCAGGGAATACAAGTCCTTTAGCTTCAACTGGACTCTGCTGCCACTCAGCTTCCCAGATTAATTCATCAAGTAATTTCTTTTCTTTTAATAACTTTTCAGTAGAATGAATCTCTTCGCAATACGATTCACCATCAACTAAAGCAGGAATAACTATCTTTTTTGCATTATTACCCTGGAACTCTCCCTCTTCAATCAATCGACCAGGTATATCATTATTACTCCACCTGGTAGCAATATGAATTTCAGGGCAGCCTTTTTCTAATCTTGATTTATGAGTAGATCCGTACCAATTCCACTTCTTTTCAAGTGAGTTTTCACTCATAGCTTCTTCAGCGTTTTTGATGCTATCATCACCAATTACAGTACCACCAACACCGGCTCCAAAATAGCTGACTCCTTGCTCTGAGGTAGTTAATTTCCAACCTTCTAGCTTTTCAGTAGCAAAGTGTATCTCCGGAAAAATATCTCTATAACGCCTTTTATGAGTATCTCCTCTCATAATATCTCTAATATCATTCGAGAATTTATTATAGAGCGTATTGGTAACAGTGTTTCTCATAATACTTTCAGTTGGGTTTCTTCCTAATACCCAGGTGCACCAAAGGCTTGTAATATAACTTTTACCAGTACGAGGTGGCATTCCAACATAAAGAAGGTCAAGTTTTCCCTCTTCGACTTCTTGAAATGCTTCGGCCACTGGTTTAAGTATTGATTTTCTTTTATCAAAAAAATCATAGTCCATATATAAACAAAACTCCCAGAAGTCATCGTAAGCTTCTAAGAGTTTGAGTTCTCTAAAATCATCATCGAGCTCTATCAACTCATAATATTCCTCTGAATTAAGAGACATCATCTGTCACCTAACTTTTTAAGCAGCTGCTTCCGCCTCTCTTCTCTTTCTTCTTTGCTCATGCCAGAAATATGCTCCTCTTTAGAAGTAACATCAATCTGCTGCTTATCTCTCCATTCGTCAGGCTTTCTGTTTTTAAGCCAAAATATTTGAGCAGTAGTATCTGGCTGCACTTCTTTAGTTTTAACCTCAGTGATCATCATTTCTTTTTTGCCGGTTTCTTTATTATGCTTAAGCTCTCTTTTCACTTCCTGATATTCATAACCCAGGGCTCTTTTAAGCAAAGCATTCTCCACTTGACGATCAATAACTTCTTTTCCCTTTTTTAAGGCCTCGGATAACTCGGGATATTTCTTTTTATACTCGTAAAGAGTTGATACATGAATCCCCATATTATCCGCTATTTGTTCATCAGTAAGGCCATCCCTAGCCCAACCTTCAATTAGCTCAAGCTTTTCATCCCAACCATCTCTTTCATAAATAGTTTTTCTAGGCATAACCTCACCTCATTCCTTAAATCTTAAAGTGACTGCACTCTCTTTTGGTCTCAGAAAACTCTTTTAAAGTCATATCACTAAATTTTCTTTTATGCTCAGTAATGCAATTAAAACATAATTCGTGCTCATTCATTTCTTCTGTTGCCATATCACTAAAAAATTCATCACCACATCTTTTGCATTCAATGTCACCAAATTTTATTTCAAACAATGACAACATCTCCTCTTATTACTCTTAAGATAAATAATAACTAACCTGCTCTCCCCACTCCCCCTGTAGTCCCCCTCGCCCCTCTCATTAAATTACAGTGCCAAATAGTTCCCATTCACTGTACTGGTTCTCTCGAGTGTAGAGGTGGAAACATTCACTGACAATGAAACTTTCTCCGTCTTTTTCTAAGTCAACTTTTTCTACTTTCAACCAGCCCATCCGGTATCCATGGACGTGCTGCGGAAAATTCTTTCTTAAAAATAATTCTATGCGATCAGGTGGTTCAAACAATCTTATCAACTCCTTTTGTTTTAGAGGGCGGCATTCAGTAGTTAGCCACCCTCCGGGTTAATAATGGGGGTAACAAAAAACCTCGACTACTAAAGCCGAGGAAAAAATAAGGAGGAAATCAGAGGCTATGGCTACCTCTGCCAATTCTAACCCAAAAATCTATATTTAATCAGTGTATGTCAAATATTGAATAGCAAAAGCCCCAGAAATAATTCCAGGGCTTCATGAGAAAGGAAAGTCATTGTGAATGTCTACCTAAATTCACATAATTGCTTATTATGTTCATAATAGCACACTTTTTGTGCCTTCGTGTTCGCCATTAGTTCACAAACAGTTCGCAAGCTGTTCTTTTTTAATTATTTGCAACTTTTTCTCTCTTTTTCTTTATAAATCCAACAATTCTTGCTGCCTTTTCCATTGCTTCATCCTTAATCTCATAATATTTTGTTCTACCGTAAGGGAAATTAGGGTGAGTATAAACTTCGCTGTCTTCAACAATACGGCCTGTTTTATACTTAATATCCATAAGCAGCTGCTCTATTGGATCTAAACCCTTATAAGCTTTTTCCACTCTTTTTACAAGTTTAATTTTTCTTTTGTACTCTTCTTTGAGCTCTTGCTCTTTTTCAACAGACTCCATAACTGGCTGAGCTGTCGGATCATAATGATTTGAAGATTGCACTCTAGGTCTTGAATAATCTATCCCCTGCCCCTTCCCGGCTAAATCTTCTAAAAAATTACCATCTATTTCAGCTTCAAATTGAATGTATTCACACCTGCTTTTATATTCCCGGTAATTAACAAAATCAAAAATCACTCTTGAATAATAGTTCTCCACTACATCTTCACCCCACTTTTAGCTTCCATCATGTATTTATAGCTTGTAAACACTGGGTCATCCTCTGCAAATTCAACCGGCTCCACTCTCTCTGTCTTTCTCAGACTCAAATCAAAGCAATCAATCAGAAAATTATATATTTGAGGCTGTTTTTTCTCTATCTGCTCTCCCATTGTCATCCTGATCAGCTCCAATTATCTTTTTATGATGTCGTACCAATTACCTTCAGGCTTTAATTCTTTCCCCATCCATTCTGAATCAATTTCACTTATTTCATGGCTTCTCTTATCAATTGATAGCCTCACATTTAAATCATTGTGTATCTCTCTGTCTTCCAGTAATAAATTATTTCTTGTAGAAGGACTGCAAGCTATTAATCTCCCTGTTATAAAATAATCTCTATACCAATCTTTAGTGCAATAAACTTTTAAATCAGACATCTTTATCAGCTCCCTTAATCATTTCAAGTAATCGTGGCCAACTACTTTTATTTTTATAATTCATGCAGCACAAATACCCACCGCCGTAATCCTTCAAATAAATTTCTTTAACATTCCCCTCTCCATCATGTTTAATCCTGATATGAGCTTTATTAGGATTGTTAATTATTCTGTTTTTCAATTCTTTATGATCATTGTGATTTTCAATCCAGTTCTTAATTTCGGACTCATTAACTGCATCTAAAATATTAATTTTATAATCAGCGAATTTTTCTCTTTGAAAAATAGGGTCAGCTTTGATCTGATTAATGTTTAGCACTTTTTTAGTTTTGAATAATGACATTTGAGACATTTTACCGCTCCAATCCTTCAAGCCAATTTATTGCATCATCAGCTCCAAAAGCAACTTTTATCAGCCAGCCCCTTTCTTCTAAGTCGAAGAGCCACTCTTTTTGAGAATCTCTTAAATCACTCATAGATCCATTTTCTCTCTTTAATTCAATAGCAATATTTCTTGTGCTTTGTAAGTTTAAATTTCTGCTTATCGGGTCTTCAAATATCAGCACATCAGGCACCCCCGGCTTAACTCCCTGCCTTTTCATTTTGGCCCCTGTTTTGGCATCTCTATTCCCACCATTAGGCACATGGCACCAAAGATAGCCTTTCATATCGAGATATTCAGCCAGTTTTATTTGCTCCTCGTACTCGGTTGGGGCTGTATCTTTTTTAAACTGCTTAGAAGTCATTTTTTTAACCGCCTTCCGCTTTTCTTTCTTTTCTAACTGATCAAGTTCTCTAAACCCTTCTAAACCTAATCGCTTAGCATCTTTTTTTGATAGATTAGCCCATCTAGTCATTGCTCAAAAGGACACCTCTCTTCCATTTCTCCCGACTGCACTACTGGTATATCATATTTCATCAACAACTCTTTTAAATCGCAGTTCTGCTTATCCTCTGGCTCTAAATCGCACCCTCTGCAGTTGCTATAGAGGGTAAAATTGATAATATCGTAAAGATCATCTGTTTCTATTGCAGTTATATCATCAGTCTTTCTCATTTTCTTCTTTTTCTTTCTGGCCTGATCAGTATAATCAAGCGATAATTTAGTCTGACTGACCATTTCATCAATATTATTTTGCTGGTCCTTAGTAATTCCTTCCTGCAGCATTTCGGCCACTTTCCCGGTATAGGTCCTTGCCATTTTGATGGTCCTCATAAACTTAGTTGACTTCTCAATTTTTTCATTTTCTTCATAATCGTCAATTTTGCTTTCATAAAAAGCTTTAAAATGAGTCAATATCTCTGCGATTTTCTGGTCCTGTCTGCTTAAAAATTTAGGCATTGGCTGCACTCCCCTCGTTATTATCTCTAGCAAAGTCCAGGAATCTCACATTATCCGCGTTGACTTCTGGATTTTAATCTGCAGTGATCCATCCACTCCAACCAGGCGGCCTTTCCCCAGATGCCTGGCGCAATTTTCCGCCAGGCCCCTCCAGGTAACTATATTGATAAAATCTACATCCCTATCTCCGTTTCCATTTGTATAGTTCCTTTCTACTGCCAGTGTAAAATTGCAGACTGGCGTTCCGTTGCTGGTATAGCGAAGCGAAGGATCTTTAGTAAGTCTTCCAATTAAAACAATACGATTTAACATTAAGCACTCTCCTCATAATCATTAATTTTGTTATAAAAAGTTCTTTTGCAAATATCTTTAATCTCACAGATTTCTTTAACGGTTTTCCCTTCTCCTCTCATTTTTAATAATTCTTCGGGGTCGATATCTTTATAACTCGGGTGATTAGTCGGGTCAGAAAATCTTTCTTTAGCAGCTTTACTCATTTTATTTTTGGTTGATGCTGATAAAACTCTTTGTTTGTTATGCTTAGCAGTATGTTCACCAAATTTCATTAACTGCAAATTTTCTATTCTATTATCATCTTTTATTTCGTTTTTATGATGTACGATTTCATCATCTTTTAATAATCTCCCTAAATTTTCTTCCATAACTAATCTATGTTCCATCACATAACCTCTTGCTGTCGAATTTGGATGATCAGGCGAATAAATCATTTTATACCCTTTCCCAGTATAGTGAACACCACCGTTCCAATTAGCCCCACCTGAACCACTAAACCTTTCTGACTTACTTTCCTTTAAATATTTTTTAGATTTATTTATTTTTAATCTATTAGCCTTATGCTGAATTGCAGTTACAGTTCTATTAAATATTTTAGATAATCTTTTATTTGAGTAATTAGGATAAAGTCTGATTAATTGTTTTTCTTCTTTATCAGTCCACAATCTTCCCCTAGCCATCATTCATCAGCTCCTTCAGCTTTATTTTTTGCATTTAGTATTTGGTTCATAACCTCATTAATTTCATCTTTGCTCCTAGCATCCCAACTTGACAATCCAGCAAGTGTGTCTATCATTTCGTAGCTTTGCTTAAGCGTCTCCAACATATCCGGTGCAGCTGCCATCAATTGCGCTTTCTTTTTCTTCTCTGAATAATCAACTGCATCAGCAACAAAAGTCTTGATAACTTCTCCGCTTTCGTCTATCACTTCAAAAACTGTGAACATTGATCTCTCATATTCTTTCAGTTTCCAGGCCATTTTCTACCCCTTCCCTGTAATCCTGTTAACTTCCTCAAACATTTCTTCAGCACTCATATCGCTAATATCTATTGTTTCTTTAACTTTCCTACCCTTTTCCTGATAACTCACATCCATTGTCTCTTTAGCCATTATTTCCTCCCCTCAAACCATTCAATAAACTTTCCCAGCTCCTCCAAAACTTCAATATCTATCTCCGGACCGGTTAAATCAATTTCAAGTTTTTCGCCTTTTTGGTTGCCACCTGAATAATCAAATTGTGGTTTGAGATCACCTAACTCTGCAGCTTTGATATCTTCCATATTAACCTCCTATCTAACCGGGCAAGCCCCGGAATCGCAGTCTGAGCCTACATCTCTATTAAATCCACCATCATTGGCTGCACTTTGATCATCATGCATCGTAATAATAGTCTTCTTGAACTTCTTTCTTTCTTTACGAGCACCAATCACATCCATAGAGTCTTGATATTTGCCGCTATAAACCTGATCAGGTTTTCTTTTCATCTCTAGAAACACCAGCTGACCGATTAGCATTCCGGGATGCAGCTGCATAATATTACTCGAGTCATTAACTATTTCAAGAGTGACTTTTCCCCGGTAACCTGGATCAATCCATCCGGCCGTGATATGTACCCTTATTCCCCATCTGGCAAAAGTAGACTTACCGGCAAGCATTGCGGTCAAATTATCGGGCACGCGAATAAACTCATCAGTAACCCCTAAAACAAATTCGCCCGGCTTAAGCAGCTTCTCTTCAACTGAAACAGGTCTATACTCCATCTTGTCGACAGTAGGGTCCATTACTCTGCCTTTGAATTTCTCAACTAAAAACTTATCTCCTAAAGTGATATCCAGTGATGCCGGCTGTAAATTTTCCTCTTTAAATGGTTCAATATTATCTCTTAATGGTCTGATCATATTATCTGGTAAAATCATTTATATCATCCTCTCTATTTATTTTCTTCCGCTTTTGTTAGGTACCAATCCTGCTATTTTGCAGGCCTCTTTATAATTATCAAAATAAGTATAGACTCTATGTCTTTTAACTCCATTTTCTACAGCCTCTTTAAGTGTTGGTGTATCTTTAATTTCTTCAGCAGTATTTCTAATTATTTCTATAATTTCTCTTTCTTCTTCCTCTAAACTTTCTATTTCTTCTTTGTTCTCTTTGAATATAGAATCAAATCCCTGACATTTCCCCTCGGAATTAAGGATCGGATCATTGATGTCGTCAAATGACTCGCATTCTCCATTATCATAATGGCTGCAAATATCTTTCATGCAGGGAGAATCAAAAATAATTTCTTCATAATTCGGTAGTTTGGGAGAATTTGCATTACCATTTTCTGATGTTGTAATCTTTTCTTCAGGTACTTTTTCAACCTGCTCCTTATCAAAATAATCGTTATACTGCATCTTAGCTTCTGCCTTGACCTCCACTATTCTACCTTCTGA